CCGTTGTAGTAGATTCTATAGTTTTGGCAACCGCTTTTACTGTATAAACCACATTATTTTGAATATAAGGTTCTGTAGGCTGTAATTCTTGTGTTTCTTGGTCATAAATAACAAAACTTGATACAGGCAAGCACGAATACTGAGTATAAAAGTCAGCATTAGGCCCATTACTGGGAAAAGATGTATTTGGAAACAAAGACCGATAATCAGCTACTTGTTCTACTGTTTGTCCATTAACGATTGCAATTAACATAATTATTCCTTAGTAAGTCTTAAAAGTGTTGCTTTTCTTTAAATTTGCTTCTGCGTTCAATATTTGTAAATTGCTTTCAACATGAAGTCCGCAAACATTTTTATTCCTTAAAGGAATTATATGGTCTACATGATGTTTTACAAAAGGGTTAATAATATCCATGTATTTAGCAAATTTATAAATCATATCAATTTTATTTTTATCAGCCCAAGCTGGAGTTGCATTTAATTTAACAGCTTTTCTTTTTGCTGTATTAGCAACAATTAATGGCTTTCTTTCTTGATACCTTTGTTTATCAAATTCTCTTAAGTATTCACGATTATTTTCATGCCATTTTTTTGAATTAGCTACTAATCTAGCTTTTCTCTCTGGCAGTGCATTTTTCCAATAATCTCTTTTATATGCAGAATACTTCTCAGTTTTTTGATATTCCTTCATATAAGCATTTCTACAATCTTTGCAATCATAAGCCTTACCATCCGCATTTTTGCGGTTAGTAGTAAACCTATCTAAAGGTTTGACAATTTTACATTTAGAGCAAGTTTTCATGTCTAGTAGGTAGGCAAAGCTGCTGTAGGTGGTGTGAAGTTGCTTGTATAACGAGCATATCCATTAGTAATGCGAAGGTCATCTATGTAGCCGTTTAATTGATTTAATAAATTATATCCACCACAACCGATTGCTGGTCTATTTGCACCACATAAATAATTACTTGAATCAGAATAAGTGCTACCTTCTTGTGTTCCGTTTACAAATAATTTGGTAGAAGTTCCAGACCTACAAATTGCCACATGATACCAAGACCCAGTAGAAGGTGTAGTTGTTCCAGTAATTTGTTCTCCGTTATTTACATACCAAGCAAAAGTATTAGAGCCACCAATATAAATTAAAGGATAAGCACCAGTTGTAGATGTTGGATTAAATGAAATAATCTGTGGATTACCAGATATTGAATTGAAATTAACCCAAAACTCAATGGTAAATGCCCCTGTTCCAAAAGCATAATCTGCTGTTGAAGGAGGATTGCTTAATAAATAACTTCCACTACCATTAAAACTTAAACTTCCTGTCCCATACTTTTTAACACTTGTGCTTACTTGTGCAGAACCTACTGTTTGTAGGTCATTTTGCATAGCAAGGTCAGGGATGCCAGCGTTAACCATATTGCACAATAATTGTGTATTTGCTATAGCTGTTAATGGAGCAGTAGGAACAGTAATAGTTGTTTGTGTTGGGTCATAAACATTAGAACCAACTACTAAACGGGCATTAGAAATATTGCCATTAAAGTTACGGGGAACAGCACCACCTGTATAACCTATAGCTGCGACAGTTGTATAGGTAAAAGCATCCGTTTGCGTTCCTGTGCTAGAACGAACACCATTTAAAAATACAGTTTCCACATTGCTAGAATTTCTTACAAAAGCAATATGATTCCAAGTATTTGGAACTATAGTAGGGACAGTATAATTAGTTCCTACGATTCCATAAGCATCAAATGAAACAGTTGTTGCATTAACAATATTGCAACCCAAACCACCTGTAATTGCGCTACCAGGGCCAATAAGTGATTGAATACCTGAAAATGAACCTGTGTAATAAAACCAACATTCAAATGTCATAGCACCTAAACCAACAGTAGTGCCAGAATAACTTAAATAGCTACTCCCATCAAAATATCCACTTCCACCAATAGTCGTTGTAGAGTATGGTGCTGTTGGGTTAAATGGTGAGAAGCGTTGAACAGATGGTGTGCCGTTAGCAGTAATAGCAAAATTATTGGATGAGTTGTCAATGAAGCGATTTGCTTCGCAAGTTAATAATTGTGTTCCAGAAATAGCAGTTAAAGGCGCAGTAGGTACAGTTAATGTTGTATTGGTTGCGCCATACACATCCGTACCTTTAACAATTCTTAAATTAGAAATGTATCCATTAAAAGGGCGGTTGTAGTTATTAATATTGCCAATATATACAGGAGCACCACCTGAGCTTGATGTAATACCACTAATAGATGTTGTTGCTACTCTTGTACCATTTTGAAACAAACTAATTGTAGAACCATTACAAGCCACTACAAGATGAACCCAAGAATTTAAAGGTAAATCTGTTGAAGCAAATACATTAGATGAAAAATTATTCCATGTAAAACGCAAAGCACTTCCGCTAGAGCCTCCTGAACCAACCCTTAAAACCCAATAACCAGTTGAGCCATCCCATAAAGAAGTAATCCAATCGTCAGTATAAGATTCTCCACCACCATTAATGTATTGAGCCATATTGACCCAACATTCAATAGTAAATGCGCCTGAACCAAAATCCCAACCTGAACTATTTGGCGTGACTAAATAATTGCCACTTGAACCATTAAAATAATTACTCCACAAATTACCATAAGGACTAAATGAGCCTTGTGTAGTATTGCCGTTACGAGTAATGGTAAAGTTATTGGTAGAGCTATCTAGGAATGTATTGTTCTGTGCGCCATTAGTTCCATCGCCATTTAAGAGCAATGAAACATCATAGAAGTATGGGTCTGAAGGAACTCCTGATGCACCTGCCGTTTTACTAGCTGCAAACATTATTAATTCCTATGGTGTGTAATTTTGACCGACAGTTACTCCAAACCAATCTGTGCCATCGCTAAAGAATGAGTATATATCTTGTTTAGAAGCGGTAGCAGTAATTGTAGGTGCAGTTCCACCTGGCCATTTAACAGTTGACCAAGTTACAGAATAACCGCCTGAACCTGTTTTGAGGAAAAGAATAAAGGATTGACCTCCTACGGCTGTAGGCATAGTCAATGTTGTATTGTTTGTCAAAGTTAAATTTTGAACAGTACCGTTAGTTAACGCAATCGTTAATGCAGAGCCTGTATTGGCGGTATATTGGGTTTCTGTGTAACCTGTAACTGTAGGACTTAATAAAGAAGCACCTGTTCCAAGATTATACGAATCTCCCGACTGAATTTCTTCAATCGTGGTCGAGTTAATAACTAAAGGGTAACGAGCCGTCATAATAATCCTTAACTAATAGGTACTTGTGTTGTTGAGCCACCATTAAGCAAAACGCCAATGTAGCCGTTAGAAGTAGGAACTTGTGTGGTAGAACCACCATTTAATAATACGCCAAGATATTGGGTTCTATTGCTATAAGTAAGCCCAGAGCCTGTAGATGTCAATATTTGTCCGCTTGATCCGACTGACGAAAGCCCTGTACCGCCTGACGCATATCCTAATGGATTAGCTAAAGCTAAATTAGCAACGCTTAAAGTGCCCGTAGAAGGCTTATAACTGAGCTTAGTAGAAGATGTGTATTCGCCTGAAATTGTGCCAGTTGTGGCAGTTGTCATTGCAGGGTAATAAGTAGTGGTAGATGATGTATCGTCTGTAATTGTTAAACCAGCAGATACAGTTGTCCAAGTTGGCGCACCTGTGCCGTTACTTTGCAGATATTGCCCCGCAGAGCCTACTGAGGTGAAATTAATTGCAGAGCTTGTAGAGTAGGCTACTGATCCAGCAGAAGCCGATAAATTGGCATTTGTACCACCATTTGCTAGTGCAACTTGTCCTACGATATTGCCAGCTTGCACAGACAAATTGCTTTTATTGACATAAATTGCACCATTGCTTGAATTTACATAAGCAACAGTTCCTAGCTTAACTGCATAGCCTGTTGGCGGTATCGTATTTTGGTAATAACCAGCAGAATAGGGCGAGAGATACAAAGTATCGCCAACTGTGTAACTGCCTGTATTAACCCCTTGAACCAATCCAATCGTGGTTACATAGCCAGCAGTTCCAGTAGGAATGGCTTGATTTGCAAGACCTATTACATTAGCTGTAGTTAATGAATTGGCGATTGCTAAAGCTACATTAGGATAAGTATATCCAGTAGATGTAGATGTAACATAAACAGGCTGACCAACATTAATAGTAGAGCCTGTATTGTTATAAACCTTTAGCTGTATTTCTTCGCCCAGATGCACAGTATTGTTTGTGACATCGTTATATTGAGCTAATGTGTGATTTGTTGAGTCATACCAAATACGCCCTTCTGCGTAACTTGGAGCAGAAATAGCAGTAAATGTTTCGTAACTGGTTACAGTAGGGGTTACTAAATTTAATCCTGATACAGAAGTTGCTGTACCGCCTAGACTAATAGTTGTGCTACCAATCGTAATGCTGGAGTTATTCAAAGCACTATTAGGAATATTGCTAAAGTTTGTACCTTGTAGCGTAGGGGTCGTTGTATAAGATAAACCGCTATTACTTTGTAAAACGCCTGTACCTGCTGCTAAAAATGATGTTGTGCTACCCGCAGACTGATAAGGGATGCTGTAAGTAGCTCCACCAGTCAGATTTGTAGCGTAAGTAGCGTTAGTAGCATTAGTAATGAATGTAGTGCCAATAGCAGATGCTATTTGTGAGCCTGTGGCTGCTGTAAATGAACCTGTGCCATTGCCATAAGCAATTCCAATAAGATTTGTTACCCCTGTTCCGCCAGACGGAACACCCAAAGTACCAGCTAAAGTAATGTCACCTGTTGTTGCTGTGCTTGGTGTAAGACCAGAAAGTGTTGTTTTAAAGCTACTAACACCGCCTTGAGTGCCGTTTGAGGCTACAGTAATTTGACCTTGAGCATTTACTGTGATATTGGCGTTGGTATATGTACCAGCCGTTACACCTGTATTACTAATGCTAAATTGAGTGCCTGTTAGGGTTAACCCTGTGCCTGCGGTATAGACTGCTGACGTGGAAAAGTTGCTCCAAGTCATTGCAGTAGTGCCTAAAGTGCCACCAGGTTGAGCTAAGTTATACCAAAGACTACCAGCTTGACTACCGCCATCAACAAAAATTAAAGCCCCAACATATTCTGACCAAGTAGTAGAACCTGGCGCATAGCTCCAAGCCCCGCTAGAAGCCACATAAATGCCGTTTTGAGCAGCGTTTGATTGATTTTTGACTAGGACTATGTTGCCAGCTTGTAAAGCGACTCCATCGACTGTTTGAAGCCCTGACAGCGTGATGTTAGACATCGTTGCTGCTTGGGCTGGCTCTTTCCAGCTAATTCCTAGAGCTACTGTATCTACATACAGCTTATTAGCAATATCAGTAGAGTTAACAGGAGTAGCAGTAATTGACCCTGTAGTAGTCGAAATATTGGTAAAAACGCCTGTAGAAGGCGTTGTAGCCCCAATCGTAGTGCTATCAATCGTACTATTTGTGATTGTCGCATTGGTGATTACTCCGCTTAACGGAACAGTAAAAGGCTGACCTTGTCCAATAAAAGTGACAAAGTTGTTCTGTAGATCAAATAAAGCCTGAACAGGCAGGATATTTTGATCTTGCGTTAAGGCTGGGCCTTTTGCCATACCTAATCCTTAGTTTTGGTCAACCATTGGCATTACATAAATCGTGCCGCTTGTTCCTATTGCTGTCATTGCAAACTGTGGGGGTACTACCATTACTTGTGGACTAGACATCGCAACGCCCAAAACAAAGCTAGTGCTGGTGCTTCCCGCTGCTGGCAATACTGCCGCAGAAGCTGTGCCTGCTGTGCCTGGCTGTAAAGCTAAGATGTTTACGGCTACAGGGTTGCTTCCTGTGTTCAAAAAGCCACAGAAATTGACCTGATCGTTACCAGCAGGGGTAATAGTAATAGAAGTAGAGCTAGTACCTGTAACAGCAACGGCAGTAGTTGGCCCAGCAAAACGAAATGCTGATGTATTTGCCATGATTTTCCTTAAACTGCGTTAGCAGGCAATGGGTTCTCTAAACGTACAACTTGACCTACATAAATGCCAGCGGTAGGAGTAGCAGAGCCAGTACCTACGTTAGTAAATTGAATAGTCAATGTGCCATTAGCAAAGCAATCAGATTCATTTACCATAATTGTGGATGATTGTGTCCCAATAACGCCTTGAATAGTGATTAAATCAGTAGTTTGTAAGCCAGGAACGATAAAAGTGTTGGCTGTACCGCTTTGTCCAGCAACTGCGCCAGGAGTCAAAGATGGGCCAATGTAGAAAGTTTCGTGGGAATTGCCACGTGTGATAGTAGTGCTAGACATAGATTTTTCCTTTGCAAAGGGTGGTGTTGTAATACTACAACGATTATATAAGATTTTCAAAGAAAAAAACCACCTTTTTAGGGGTGGTTTTCTTCATCACTACATTACTAAATTAATAGTAACCAACGCTCAAATCGTAACCGTAGATATAAACATCAACAGTAGCTGTAGCAGTAGCAGTTGTCTGATTGATATACAGAGTCTGTGCTGATAAAGCTGTGTTGGTGTCAGTAGCTGAGGATACGGTTACATAGCTAGGAGTGGTTTGACCAGTCAAGGCAGCAGTAGTCAAAACTGCTGTGCCTGAACCGCTTGCACCATTAGGAGCTGTGTAAACACCCAAAGCAACAGAAGCTACAGATTGCGTTGCACCATTGTTATTTGCGTTAGCAATAACGATAGTAGTAGGCAAATAGAGTGCGCTATTGTTGATTTGGATTGGAGTATCACCCAAAGCTGATACGCTAACGCCTTTTTGAACTGCTAAAACACGCAGAGCTTGTTGGCTGTTAAGGTTCGATGGGTGGGTTGAGTTACTAATTGCTGGGCCTGGATTTGCCATGATAATTTTCCTTTAAGTTAAGTTAATTAAGCTGCAACACGGCAAGCGAGTTCAGGATACAGATTTGCCCAACCATACAGGACATCTAAACGAGTAGGAATAGAGTCATTGTTAATGGTGTATTGACGAACTACACGCATTGACAGACCGATTTCCTTGTCGCTTGCACGACCTGCAAAGTGAACACCTTCTGGCAACTCAAGGTCGGCTACTGCGAGAGTAAACGCATTGCGGTGCATGATGATGTTTTGTGGGGAAACAGTACCAGACTGGTTAAAGAAGCTAATTGCTGCGCTAGTTACTGGGGTTGGAATTGTTACGTTTTGGAACTGACCGCCAGAAATGATTGCTGGAGATACGTTTACAGTCAAAGTACCATTTGAACCAGAAACAGCAGAATTAACAACAAAGTTACGCAGCTTGTTTGAACCATAAGCCTGACGGTTCTGTGGGTTAACTGCATAAACGCCAGCGATGGTGAATGTATCGCCTTGATTCAAGCTAACAGTACCAGTAGCTGTGATAGTGATGTTGCTTGAAGAAGCCCAACCACTTGTCAAATAGCCAGCAGCAGCAGAAGTTGAAGTTACAGCAGTACCTGTGAAAGTACCAAACTGGTGTGCAACAATGTTCTGATCCATTTTCCAGTTCATACCAGCAGAATCACGACCCATCAAGCCTTTGCGATACTGTTCGCCAATAGCTTCTTGTGGCACAAAGAGGCCTTTCAAGCTGTCAACGATAGTTGCAGAGGTAAATGGCTCAACGATACAGCTACGACGGCCGTCACGTGGTGCGCCTTCAGAATCAAGGTAAGCAGCAGCGGTCAAGTAAGTAATCAAACCAGTTGGAGGAGTACCAGCAACACCAACGATGTTCGCTGTGTTGTTAGCAGCTTGCAAAGTACCATCACGGTCAATCTTGTTGGCGATAGCAGCTACAGCAGGCTTCAATACACGATCAGAGAACATATCCAAAGACAATGCTAAGTCTTGCGTGGTGAACTGAGTATCAACGTGGAACTGGGTTGAAAGGGTTACAGGAACTGAAGTCTCGTTAAAATCTTCAACGTTCAAAGCTGGGCCTGTTGTACCAATGAAACGACCTGGTTTACGAACGTTTACTGTGTTACCGATCTTGCCACCGACTACAGCGAACTGGTCATCGTAGTTACGATCTACTTCAGAGGTGAATGTTAATTCGTTCTCCAAGACCATTAACGCTTCGTTAGTGATCTTAGAAATAGTTAGCAAATTATTTGCCATGATTATTTCCTTTATATATATTTAAATGGGTATCAGCGTATCCGTTTAGCCTGACGTGCTGCTTTCCATTGGGCATAAGTTCCATGAAATGCTCCATCTCCATCGATGAGGACATCTCCTGTACCTTTCCCAGCGGTGAGAGGCTTAATCGGTGCTGGTGCTTTACTACGAGCAACAGGTTCGCTTTTGACTTCAGCAGGAGCTTCTTTACGCTCAAACTGAACTTCCAATTTCCCTAATTCCTTGAGAGCTTTGTTAACTGGCAAAGAGGAGATACGTTGGGCAAGGTCATCATCTGATGCTAATTGATATAGGATTTGTGGGCCTACATCGGACTCTAGGATCGCATCCCGTACTTCATCTCGTACTTGGACTTGGCTAGATGCCACCATTTCATCAAAATCAGGCAATTCAGCTTTAGCTTTCTCGAGTTTTTGTGTCCAAGATTGG